ATCTCGTTATGTATATTACTCATAATAACCTAGTTCCTCCTCTTCTTCTCTGATCTCTTCGGATGCCATTTTAAAAAAGTCTCTGATTGTCATATCAGGATATTGAAGTAGATAGGAACATAATGCCCCCATCTGCATATGCCTAGATTCTGCCATGTGAATTTGCTCCATAACTGTTTGAGCATCCCACTCTAGTGATTGTTGTTCTGTCATGATTAAAAAATAGCGTAAACTGTGTTTAGGTTTTTGTCTTCTACAGATACTCGACCATAATCTGCTGACCACTCTCTTGCCGATTGCTTTGCAACTTCTAAGTCCATACAATAGTGTTCATGATATCCTAGGGGATGATTTGGAACTATGATAGCATAATCAAATTTGTTTCTAGGATGATTCGGTTCTCTTTTGAAATTCTCTCTTTGACATGCTTTGAGATACTCTAATTTTGCTTCTAGGTCACTTTTGAATGTCATTATGCAACCTCCCTTACATATCCGTTTTCTGCGTGTATGAATGCATCTAGTCTAGCAACATCTAGGTCAGCATCATCGAAATCTATCTTAGCACAACCGTCAACACCCCACTCTGCTAATTCTTGTACGAACTCTGCCCAGTTTGCACAACAACATGCCATATTCTGAAAGTTGTCAACTTGTACGATTCGGTTCATAACTGTTTGAGTTTTGTTCATAATTTCGATTTCCTTTGTTTATACTACTATTATAATGGGTAATGATACCAAAAACAGGCATGAGTAGACACTAATTAAACTGTCTACTTTGCCTCTCGAATTTTGTCAAAACTAGTTTCAATTTCCTTGGGTAGGTCTTCTGTCATATCCATATCTAACATTGTCTCATACAATTTGTTCATTTGATATAATTCATCGAATGTGAATTCTACTTTAACTGTTTTTGGTTTTAGTTTCATGATCTTAGGGTTAATAAATTGTTTACACATTGTTTAGTTCATCAATATAATTATCATGATTGATGAGAGTTTTATAAACTTCTAACAATTTTCCTAGGTCTAAACCTTCGAGGTCTGTCCACTCTGATACATAATCGCATTGAGTGAGATCTGCTGTATCATCGTTGAATGATGGGCAACTCATCAATTCTTGCTCATCATCTAACCAAAAATACCTACCAAAATGTTCTGATTGAACTGGGTTATCCTTGGTTATTCTGGATTGTACATTATAGAATTTCATGAAAGTTCCTCTAATAGTTGCATGATTATGTTAGTGCGATCAATTAATGCTGATCTACATTCTACTAAATCGAAATCGTTTAATTCTCTTAAACTAGTGTTTAGTTCTTCGATTTGGTCAAAGATTTCTTCTTGAATGTTCATAAATTTCCCCCAAATCTGGTATTGTCTTCGATCTCTCTCATGATCTCGTTAACATTGTCAACATACTGACTATCAGCATATTTTAAGGATAGTTGCAAAGATGCTTGGACTATTTGAAGTTGATCTTTTGTAAATGGAATTAAATGTCTCATTAGAATGGGTTGCTCCAGTTGTATGCTTGATAATCTGTTACTAAACCGTCTTTATTGAGTGAGTCAACATAATCGTTAAATGCACATCGTTTAGCAATACTGTCTCCTCTATATGATGGATTGCTTTGTACAAAATCTGACCAATCCCATCTAAATTGCTGAACTGCTTGTTTTTTAGTCATTCTGTAATTCATTTTAAACTCCTCTTACATTGTTTGATAAATTAGTCTCTGTTGCTTGGCATACATTATCAACAAGATTGTCGAAAGTTTGCATATCCCAACCTTTTTGCTCTGGGATATCTAACTCGTATGCCATCATCACGAGGTCATATAGGAAGTCATATTGAGAGTTAGTGACTTCGATGTTTAATCCTTTTCGCATAGTTTTTGAATTAAATTGAATAGAGTTTAGGACTCGGTTGGGGCGGTAACCTTTCCTTTGAAATTATCTCGGTTGGGGCGTAAACCTTTCCTCTGTCCTATACATCTATTATAATAAATGATCTGACCAAAAACATGCATTTGTAGACACTAATTAAACTGTCATACCTCTAAACATGTGCTTCCGATTTTCTCATTATGATTATTTGTTATAATCCTACCAACTGGTAAAAATACATCGTCTAGTGTATCATAGACCGTAACAACATCTAAAAGTCTATCTTCATCTAAATTTTGTAATTCTGTTAGTAAATCAAGGTAGGTCATATATCCTACATCGATAGATTCAGAATGTGATGGGAAAAATTGCTTTTTGTTCATGAGATTAATTGCTGAGTTGTTTACGAATGTTGCATTCTATCTCTTTGAGATATCTTGCTTTTCCTGGTGTTTTGGATGTTACTATTATAGCACCATTTGCCCCATGCCAAGTATAGTGTTTGCCAACCTTTTCAAGTTTGAAATCATACTTTTTCATCAACTTTTTAAGGTCTTTGTCCATTTTTAATGCCATTATGTTATACCCATGTCATATTCAACATTTTCTGTTAGTTCATCATCGTATAGTCTCATCGAAAGTTCTGAGTTTTCTACATCGTAACCTTCTCTGTTCATAGCAATTTCGATAATGTTCCATATCTTGTATAGTTCATCATCATTTAAAAATGATTGAACTGCATAGTAGTGTTCTGAGTCGAATGTCATTAGTTTGTCTCCTCGAATGATTCTCTTAATGGTCTTTTGAAATCACACTTGATATAATCTTGAATTTCATCAACAACTTCGCCAAAGTGATCTTCCCAATAGTTTTGAGCATCATTGATAAATTCAGCATCCGACATGTTTTTATACAAGTCATCAAGGTCTGCTGTAACATATGATACTAAGTCCTCGGTTGACATATTATCAACCACTCGCTCAACTAAAAAAGATTTTAGTTCATTAATTAGTGCTTTGTCCATTAATAATTCTCCTGTGCATAAAATGGGTTGAACTCGTCTCTTTTAACATGATATCCTTTTACTTCTGCTTTTTCTACCATTTCAAATGGTTCATCATAATGATAACCAGAATTCAAATATGCTTGAATTTCCTCACATAAATGAACTGGGTTTGGTGCATCATCGTGGTCACATTCTATTTGGAATGTGTAATTAATAATTGTTCTGTTCATGACCATACATCACTTGCTAATTGGATACTGAAAACGATTAAAAAGAAAATTACAACTGGCATCATGATACATTCCCCTGATCTTGAGTTAAATCCCATACTTGAATGTAATTGTCTAACCATTTTTGTTGATACTGAGTTAGTGATGGGATTTCTGCATATATGTGTGCTGTTATTATGTCATCAGCACTCATAAATGGTATATTATGCTTAGTGCAAAAATCCTCTAGTACATCACTTAAAAGATCAAGATTGTTCATTTTAAAATCTCCGTTGATAAATTGTTGTTTTGTAATTGTTGTTATTTGCATTATCTTAGATAGAGATATGAACCAACCCAATCTGCAACTTTGTAGCAATACTCACGAGATTTGGGGTCAAGTAAGTTGTATCTGACATGCTTTGCAGGGGATTTCCAACTTGCAGGTTTATATACATCGCCTGTATTCTTGTCTATAAATGCGTGTACTGAACTATCTCTGTACTGGTTATAGTATTTTGAACCTTCCCAAGTCTCAAACTCAACTTGAATAACCTTGAGATATCTCTTACCTTTTTGTACTCTAAACTTCATTAAGTTTGCACTTCCATTATCTACTGCTTCCAACTGTTCTCTGGAATAATCTGAAGTACCTCTTAGTAGCATATTTCTATGATACTGTCTATAATGTTGCTCTAGGATTTGAGCAAGAAATTCTGCATAGTTTAAAACATCTGCCTGAGTTGCCTGTACATCAGTTGGTGCTGTTGTCACAAGTCGTTCATCAATTTGTATTGGTGGTGTATTTGGCATAATTGATTTGCTTTGTTTATACATCTAGTATAGCAACAAAAAAGCACCTTTTGAAAGGTGCTTGTGCCTCTTTATCAACTGTCTGCGTCTCTCTCTAGCACTCCTAAGTGCCTGTGGTTTTAGTGTTCTCTTCTTGTCCTTCTTACTATGGTGTTGCCAATTTGGTGTTATCATGATATCCTCCTATAGAGAATTTACTCTCTTGATATCAACATTACCATATTGCTCTAGGATTAATTGTCTAGCACCATCAGGATTATTGCTATTTACAATAACACTCTGAAGTCCTAAGTTTGGACTATAGAAAATTACTTCTTGTTTGCGAATTTCAAAAAACATGATTTTACTTAGCAGGTACTGTTGTTAATATTCTATCGATCATTGCATCGGGATGAGTTGATAGAAATGTTGTTTTAGCGTCATCAGGGGATGATGCTATAATAGTTGATTCTAGCATAGAACCACTACCATTGTCTTTATAAAAAATAGTGTGTAGGAATGCCATTGTTAAGAGTTAGCGAATGAATGTGCAGGAAGTCCATCTTCAAAGATTAATTCAATAATCTTCTCTAGTCTCTTCCGAGTTGAGAGTGATGCTTTACCACATAACGGAACTGTAACCACTCCATGAGATTTACGATATAATTGATAATTACCAACTGGAATATTGCCCTTAGCAATATTATCTGCATCTTCTTTATGTAGTCTTATGACTCTTCCTATGGTCTGTGCCATTTCGATAACTGGTAGATTTCTCAACAATATTGTATGAGTTAATCCTGGAACATTGATACCTTCAGATAATATAGAATAATGGAATACAATAAACTTTTTATTGTCATCCCTTCCCCACTCTGTTAGAGTATTAAAGAATACATCCCTACCAACTTTCTTGTCATTGACATAAGCACCATGTTTTGATGTAATATGTAATACATCATAACCTAATTGCTTTAAGACATATAAGAGATTTGTCTGTGATAGTAGTCTCCATAATATTGTAGTATTAGGGGCAGCAACTAAAACTTTAGCACTTTGTTCTTCTGATATATCATCGAGAATTTCTAATATCATTTCTCTATCTACATCAGATGCATTTTTTTTAGTTCTCACATAATCTGTTTCATGTATTACAAGTTTTGGTGGTATAATACTACCATTGTCAATTAATTCTGGTGCAGGAACACTAATTAGAGTTTTACCAAAAACATCGGTGTTATTCATACCTCTACCATTTACTTGTCTAGTGTATTTTGGTGTAGCAGTAAAAAAATAACTGTTAGATGCATTGGTAGATGTGTTAGCAACTCCAACAAAATGGTTTTTCTGAGTGGCGTTATGTGCTTCATCACAATACATGATATCAACATCTATCATAGCATCCTCTAGTCTGCCTAGTGAGTGATATGTAGAAAATATGATTTGATGCTGTAATTGAAATTGTCTATCAACTATCCACTCATGAATGTAACGAGGTTTGGTAGATGAATCGAAAGATGTCTCTCCACTATGAACATGCAATATATTTAAGTTGTCATTGAGAACTATGTTATCATTGTCCTGAGTATATTCTAGAAATTCAGAACATAATTGATTTGCTAGTAATAAACGAGGTGCAACAATAACAACAGTTAATGGAGCGTCAGCAGTTTCTATCCGTTGTACTAAATCTTCCAACATAATGATAGTCTTACCACCACCAGTAGGAATATACACACAACCTTTATCGAACTGTTTTAGTTTGTCAAGTGTTCGCTCTTGATGAGGTCTTAGTGTAAGCAATGATTTAATAATATCGTATGTATTAAGTATAGTGTATGATTATTGCCAATATGCAGGTCTGTAGTCACTTTCCTTACTGTCCACTACATCTTTTCTAGCATTTGGATGTATATGTTGGTTATTATACCATATTTCATCCTTCTTTTCAAGTGTAGTATCTGTTCGCATATTACCTCCAATACATGTGAAACATCATCCCATGATAACCACTATTATATTTTTTACCGCTTCCTTTCATTTGTAAATGGAATAGTTTAAAATTGTCACTAGTTCTGAACTCTAGTGTAGTATTATTTATTTTCCATGTACCATTTTCAACTAGTGATACGAGAGAATCAACATTTATGATATCAACATTGTTTGTTATTTTATTTCTCCATACTATATGATTAATGCTATCCCCACTAAATCCTCTTTTTACAATAATATCAAATATTTCCATTTTATATGAATTCATGAATAATAAGAAACTTTCAACAATATCATCTGATATATTATCTCTATATACTCTATTTTGTCTCTTTTCAGCATCACTAAGATTTAAGTATGGATGTATGCTCTCAACAATAGATACTAGGTTTTTATTTGGATATCCAAAGAACATTTTTATAAAGTATTCGCAATGACTATCACTAATACCAAAGTAATCTATAAACTTCTTGCTTGATAGCAATGCTACTTGGGTATGGTTTTTAGATACATTCTTTACTGAATATTTGTTAGTTCCTTCATTATCATATACATCTACCTTAGTTTGTGGTCTGCCATCAGTTTTATGGTCTCCACCAAATCGTTCATTTAAAAGATGAACACACTCTTCTTCATACTTGTGTCCATCTTGCTTTGCTTTTGTTCCTGATATTACTGAATTCATCATGAGCATTTCCATTTGATTTTACCCATCCTATCCATAGAATTGAAACATATCTGACACATACAAGTGACTTCATCGCCTTCTGAGTTTTTGAGTTTTCCCCAGTTGTAGTCGCACCATTTTTCGCCCATGACCTCTACACTATAGAAATAGTCTAGTAATGGTTTGTAATATTTCCCGATCATCATATCAGGTTCGCCATCAGTATGCTCGGCATCATAGACATGACATAAATCGCAGTATGACATAATTAATTCCTCCTTAGTTGTCGTATAGTGGGTAGTAAACTTCTGTATCAACAGCATGTTTCATAGTCTCATACATTGAGAACTCTGGGTCTGATAAGTCTTTGCATGTTGATAGAATGCTGATAACCTCTTCCATGAGGTTGACTATCATTTTTTCTTTTGGTGTAATCTTCATGATATGAAAGTAGAATTTGTTAAGATTTCAAGTTTAGTGTAGTCATGACATGTTACTCTCTTGTCATTGTGGTCAATTAGGATAGTAAAGTTTTCTGTTGGGATAAATCCCTTACGATCTTTATCTCCCTTAATATAATTAATAAGAACCTGATACTCCTTATTATTATATTTGACATTATCCCCGACTCCAATGTATTCGGGTTTTTTGTATCGTTGAATAAAATTCATTAATTTGTTGTCTATATTATTATTATGACATAAAAAAAGAGACCTGTTAGGTCTCTTGTGACAGTTATTTAACTGTCAGTTTTAAGTGGTCTTACATCATGTAGTCTGAGACCTAGGATTTTACATCAGACAGGTGCTTGATAAATGCCACTATTTTGTGGTGTGGGTGGGTCGAAACAAAACTCAACTGCTTAAGTTCAAATTAAATGCGTGGTGCGACTGCGTGGTATTCTTTTGATTAACTGACTAGTCATTAATCAATGGGGACTTACACCTCCTCGATCATACAGTTTCGGTCTCCGCAACCTTGAAAGTCTTATGTTGGTTTGTTTCGACATTCTTAATATAGGTCATATTGAAAAGTATTGCAACCGATAGTGTACACTTTACAAATTGTCCTGTGGTAGGTCTATGTTCATTGCTTCAATCGTATCAGCAATCATAATACTATAAGTCTCCCTAGTTTTCATTTCTAACTTGAGTAGAAACTTACACATATTCTGCAACTCTTTAACATCATCACATCGATCAATCTCTCTTGATATCTTCTCATATTCAAATTCTTGTGATGTATTTCTTAGTGGTATGCTATTCGGGTCGAATTTCATTTTGCTTTCTTTAAGTTAGTAATACCATAAGCAACTAATAATATAAAAAGCAATCCAAAAAATACCATAAATCCTATACTTGGTTCAAGATTAAGATGATTAATTAATGGTTTCTTACACTCTGTCCATGTTCCTGGCAAATGATATACAGGTGGGCATGATAGAAATGTCATTTTTTAAATACTCCTACTTGTTTCAAAAGATAAATTGTTAATACTGTCCAAAATATAACATACCACATATTTTACATTCCATTCCAAAAATTGTCCACTGGATTTAACATACTTCTTGATACAAAGTATAAACCTACATTGCAAGCGAACCAGTTAATGTTAACTACCCACGCTTGTCTCCAACAGTATTTTCTGTTGCTCTGAACTATGTAGTTGTTTCTTTCATTCATTGATTCATCAACAGATAAAGGTCTAAACTTAATCCATTGTTCTAACCCTAGTGAGATTAAAAAACCAATAGCAAAGATATAAAATAACAGGTTCAATAATCCTGCCATTGAAAGTAAAAATGAAATCATCTTCTTAGTAATTTTTGAATAGGCACTTGTTTCAGTTTGTCCACTACATCCGTTTCCACTCTCTCAACAATCTTATCAAGTACATCTATATCAATTTCCATAAAAGGTGGAATGATACCTAATAATCTTAACAGACCATCAACAAATAACGCAAGTGCAGTAAACCCTAATATCATACTGATAACAGTAGCATCACGATTATGTTTACGCATTGACTCTTCATCAATCTTTCTTGCTTCATCAATAGCATACTTGATGAGAGCATCCACTTCTTCTTTAGTGTATGTGTCTTTACTCATAGGTTTTCTGATAACCTCAGTGAGTGGGAAATCCTTAATTAAAGTTCTTACCATGTTATTGGATCGAGGTTGATTTCTCCGAAAGGTTCGGATGATGGTGGTAACATGTCTGTCATTAATGGAAATAGGTGAGCATAAGGTGAACCGAGACCTCTAGTAGTCTCAGTAAATATCTGATAACTACCTAACAATCTATAAGGTTCGTCAGATACAGCAGTTTGTTTTTGTCTCAAACGCTGTTCATCATCTGCTAATCTCCTAAAATAATCTAAACGAATATTCTCCTCTGGTGGGATGAGTTCATTCATTTTAAGATATTCATATTGTATGAGATTTGTAGATATATCAAAGTATTCTCTATTCTCTAAACATAAACACGCATTTGTTCTAGTTTGTTCCCAGAACTCAGTTTTATATTGAGAACCTTCCTGTAGATAGAAACCGAGTGATGATGCACAATCTTTTTTGCCATCTTGATATCTGTCCTCTACATCTAATCTTTGATATTCTGTTTGTTGTCTCTCAGGGTCTTCAAACAGATACATTGATATTGCTTCTGCTAAATCTCCTTCAAGATAGTTTTTAAAGTTGTTTAACTCATCATTAAACCCCAATGCACGACCACATCTTGCATACCTATTATTAGGATGAATACAATAGTCTGATAATAGTTTATCATATTCACTTATCTTAGGCAACTCATTTGTTGTTATTTCACAATGGTTATTAAAATCTAAAATTGCATCATCAAGTGTTGTTATATCTTTATCGTATGAATATATCCATGTTTGAGCATCTTTAATAGGAATGCCTGTTAAATATCCATGTTTACCTGCAATATGTGCAGTATAATTCCATTTACCCTCTACATTTTTATGAACTGTTAGAGATGCATTTGTTGGATTATATAATGCTTCACTATAAGAATCATGATCCCATAATGCACCCCTAGTACAATCAATTACAAAATCATATTTCTCATCTAATATTTTAATACAATCATTTTGTACATCAATACTATCTACATGAGCATCAATCATCCTAACATTTTTGGCAGTATTAGTATAACTATTCCAGAATAAATCTACCATTTTTCTACCGTTTAAATGCCAACCCACATGAGTTAGTTCATACAGTACATAAAAATTATGTGGTGTGTCATTACCAAATCCAATAAACTTTTTACCCCACTTTTGTTTACCATCTAATAATCTTGATAGATGTATTGAACTTAATGTAGTATTCTCCCCAACTATTTCTCCCCACTCGGACTCGGTTTGTATTCCATAGTCATCAATAATATGAGAACAATCACGAATCCAAACTATTTCATCATCCTGATATACACTATCCATAGTATCTCTATGTGACACGCAATTCAATAATACTTGTACTGCATCAGTACCACCAATAATAGCAATTTTTCTAGTCATAAGTTATGTAAATGTAGGAAACTTGTCGGCATAATCTGCACTCATTCCTCTAGTAAATGAACTGAAGTTATAATAATCACGACAGAAATCGAAAGTAAACTCAAGATCAAGTAGATCATGAACAAATAACTTTCTCATTTCTGGGTCATCCCCTATAATATTAAACAAATCATCAGTAAATGTTTGTTCATCACTTATTAAACGACAAGGATTAATCTCCTTATTATTTAATATATCTTTAGCATTTTTCTGGACTTGTTGCCAGAATGGGGTGTCATGTTCTGAACCAAAATGATACATCCATGCAGCATTTAATAACCAATCCCCAACAACTTCTTGATAATACCAACTATTGATATCATTAATCAGTTCTATGTTATTATATGTATCGCCAAGAGCATAATTTGCCATCTTATCTGTCACATTATCATAATACATACCTGCTAGTGCTTCAAGTGGGTCAAGAAATCCTAACGCATTTCCATTACGAGCATATCTACCACTATGATGTAACACATAGTTTGAGAATTTAGGTTTCCAAGTAAATTTATTATATTGATGTCCTTCTTGGGGAACTAGACTTCTAAAATCTTGCTGTGCCTCCTCTTCTGTTGTAACACTTGAATTATAAGCATAACCATAAGTTCTCCTGCTTTGCAATGGAATTCCAAACATCCAACCATTTCGAGTGGTCTGTGTTAATGTATAACCCCAATCTGCAGGTTCTGGTAGTCTAGTAGCAAGAACTGTATTACAAGTTTCAAAGGGTGAATCGAAGTAATAATCATCATTCACCAGTGATTTGCCACCACTACAATCTAATACAAAATCAAATGACTCCCCATCAATAACAACACCAAAGCAATGTCCACCTATAGGGTCTTGATCGAAACTTATTGATTTTATTTTAGTATCTCTTGACTCAAAATTATAACAACTCTCTTCATTTAGATGTTCAATAAAGAAACTACTGAATAATCTAGTATCAAAATGAATAGCAGCAGTACTCATAGGAAAGTATCTAGTAAAATCTCCACCATTTTTACCCCATCCTACAAATCTATTACCAAACTTGATAGTGGCATCAAAATAATCTTTAGAATCATATCTCAAATATGATGGTGGACTAGCAATTTGCCCTGATAATGATGGTGTTGTTGACTCTCCAATACCAAATATATCTACTGATGTATCATATAACCATACTATTGTACAATCATTTTCTGCATTAAGGTTAGTTCGCTGTTCTATCAACTGTAGAATAGAGGTAATACCAATAACACCTGCACCGATAACAGCGATCTTTTTCATTGTATTCCAAAGAGAATGTTTGCTTTTCTAAAGTCATCATCAACAAACTTCATTGCATAGTTGTTGGTGGAAACAACATATCCCTCTGGATTTGTTGGTGTATTTCCTATGTATGTTCTTATTTGACCAACCTTGTTTAATTGTGAGATTACCATCTTCTTAGCATCACGAATAGAAATATATGATGCAAATGTAAAATATATCTCATTCTCATACCTAGCAATAAAGTTAAGACCTTCTGCCTTCATTCTCTTATATCTCTCTTTGCCCTTGACACTTGTTTTAGTATTGATCTCAACATCTAATCTATCTGAATAAAACTTAGCAAACTGTGCAACTGTTCTTCTAGTGTTTACAATAGTCTTACCAGTACGAATTTGTGTATTAAAGAATTGCTTGAATAGTGTTGGCATTAAGAATCTAGATTGACCATGACTTTGCATGATGTCAAGAAATCTTGATGCTCTCTTGAGTGAACCCTCCGCACGATTAATAGTAGCAATATACTTGATCTTCTGACTATTATTGAAACGACTTATACCTTTAGCATCATTGAAGTTAGCATTAGGTATGAATATATCTTCTGTGCCTACAAATAAGGGTGCTTTATATACTGCCTTGCAATCTTGTATTGAACTACCTTGATATACTGTATGAAATACAATACCAATATTTGCTCTCTCTACTGCCATACCTTGACTTGATTGACACGATACTGCATAAGTTATGGCATTAGGATTAAATGTAATAACTCTGTGTCCACCAATACTAGCATATCTCTTGTCTCCTGATGAAAATAATAAATCTCCTTGAATAATACCTTTGATATTTAATTGAGAGAGATACTTAAGACAATCTTTTAACTTTGCACGAAGTACTTCTGACTCATAAAAACGATCAACATCAACATTATCATAACATACTTTAGGTGTAATCTTATTGAATACTGATTTAGTTCCAACAAAGAATTTACCAGTAACAGGGTCAGTGCCACAAATAATTGCAGGAGCTCCATCCCACTTAGTAGTAACACTTAGATCAGACTTAGTGCCTGTGAGCATATTACCAAATGATCTGAGTACAGAAACGACATTGAATCCACCAACAGCACCACTGTTGAGGATGTCATCTTCTAAGTGTTCAAGATGGGTATTCTTCATACCTATATTATACACCATTTTACCTCACAATGGGGATGTAGTAGACACTTAAATCACTGTCTGTCACTTGAATGCAGGACCATTTGCCCAGACTACCAAACTTCTTCTAATTCCAGATGTTACAGGTTGAACCCTATGCAAAGCATAACTGGGAAATATTATTACATGTCCTCTACTATTTACTGCAGTCTGTACTTCACCATCATGCAACTGTAATTCACCACCAGTATATTCACTGGGATCAGATAATTGTACGGTCATACTTAATTTTCTCGGTGGTACATCTGACTGCATATTATTATCTACATGCCACCTATAAAAGCCTTGATCGTCTCCTTCATATACTGTGTATTGAATATGCTCATGAAATCCACGGATATCAAACTTCCAGAACATACCATTAGTTACTCTTAATATATTACCTAAACGCTCATATAACCATTTTGTATCATTATTGCATTCTAACCATGCAGTCTTAGATGTGCGAATACTATTTACTACATTGGTATCAATATTATTACCGACTGTAGCAGGTTTTGGTGAAAGAGACTCACCATAGTTAATAATACGATGGCACTCGTTTGAGGTGAACCCATCTTCCCATGTTTGATATAGTGTCTCACCCTGAAAATTAGGGGATGGACTCAAAGGATAAATTGACATAACAAAATTTAGTAGATTACTTTTATATCTCCATTGTTCGGTTTAACTTCATACTTGCTACCAGCAACTGCACGACCTGCATTACCACCTTGTGAACCACCTGCTTCACCCCAGTCACCACCATTACCACCAGGTTGACCTGGTTGACCTGGTTGACCAGGATTTCCAGGATTGCCAGGTGTACCAGGTTGACCAGGTTGACCATCGTTACCCTTTGCACCTGGTTGACCATCGCCACCAGGTGTGCCAGGTGTACCAGGTGTTCCTGGTGTACCAGGTGTTCCTGGTGTAGCAGCGTTACAACTTGCAGCACCACCAGGTGTACCAGGTGTACCATTACTGGCAGGTGTTCCACTTCCGCCAGGTGTACCAGGTGTTCCTGGTTGTCCACTTCCGCCAGGTGTACCAGGTGTTCCTGCTCCTCCTCCACCACCAGGTGTGCCTGGTGTTCCGAAACTACCAGGTGTTCCTGTTATGTTACCAGTCTTATAATTCCAGCCACGACCTGGTGCAGCTGTACCACCTAATCCTTTTACTCCACCTTGTCCTGAATAACCTGCAGGTCCTCCAGTTCCACCCTGACCACCGCCACCGCCAGAACCACCTTGGCCACCTTGACCACCACCACCTGAATTACCATGTAAACCTTTAGAACCTGCACCACCTGCTGCACCACCGAAACATGCCATTTTTGACTGTGCTGCTGACCTTGACTGAGCAGAACCAGTTGCCTGAAATGATGTTCTACCCTGAATTTGTCCACGACGACTACGAGGCCACCCACCAAATCTTTTTCTGCGAGAACTTCTTGATTGACTAGTTGCTCTAGTTTGTACTGTAGATCTTTGTTGATATGTAGTTCTTTGCATACCAGGTGTACCAGTGGATCCTGGTTGACCATCTGAACCATCTGATCCATCGCTACCTGCACCACCATCGCTACCATTTGAACCAGGTGTACCAGGTGTGCCATCCACTCCATCTACTCCAGTAGTCTCTCCACTACCAGGTGTGCCATCCACTCCATCAGTACCATTTTTTCCACCACCACCTCCACCATATATCCTAGCGTCTGAACCTTCACACTCTACAAATACTTTTCTAATCGCAGGACCTGATGGTTGACTGATACTAATAGCATGTCCACCAGGTTGATTGATACCACCACCTGCACCATATACACCATAAGATGATGGTGCATTGTTAACAAATACTGTTAGGTTAGATGATGGTTGATCGGCAACAGCAGCAGGATTTGATGTATTGGTACTTACTAATCTACCTTTGATCTTAAGAAATTTTGATATATTTTTATTTAAGTTTGAGTTCCAATCAGCATTGATACTAGGGGTTGTAGGACTGCTTAGAGTAGTAACATTAAAGTTCTCCTCTTCTGTTAATGTGTCCTGTTCAATAACATATTCTTTTATAACTCCTCTAATATCCTGTGGTGTTATAGCACCACTAGTAGGTACACCAACATTCTCAGTAGCATCTAAAACATAAGGTAGATGTGGTGTTGATGATGATGGATATTTACCCTGACTAAAATCATATGGTGCATCGAGGTCTGTTTGTCTATGTAATTCTGAAGCAGAAATAGATTTACTAGTATCACCTATAGCAGCACGAATTTCACCAAATGATATTTGTGTTCCAGGTGTACCAGTCAATAACTGTTGAGTTGTCTTACTCCAATTATTTGCTGCCATTTAATTTCCTCAAACTAGATTAAAAGTAGCAGATCCAATACCAGGTAGTGTGATGTAAACCTTAGTACCACTACTATCTAGTTCAATATCTATAGCGGATGTTCCTGTAGAAACATATGATCTATAATGTGTAGCAATTCCAATTCCTTGATTGGTTTTGTACTGGTGTTTATTGAAAGTCTTGTTGTACCACATATGTGCAGTACCCCATCCAATTCCTTGATTACCTACCTCATCATAAGGTTGTATGATATTTGCAACTCCTTGTTCAGCAGATAATCTCTCTGCCTGAGTAGTAACACCACCTATGAATCCAAGTTCTTGTACATATTGAGCAGGATCATCACCTGTAGATAATTCAGTTTTAATACCAACCCAATTATCATTCATATCTTTGATAGAAATTGAGTTAATTGCAGTATCAAAGAATAGACAACCTTGTGATTGAATTGAGTTAGTTGGAACTGTATTGTTAGGATCATCATTAAAGTAACTTGGTATTCTTAAGAATCCACTAGTAACAAATCCTAAGTCAAGAGTTGTGCGTGGTTTATTAGTTTCAAATCCAACACGAGCAGGACCTGCATCAGTACCACCTACACCTGTATGGTATGAATGAAATACTGTTTCTTTGTATACTTCCAACATATTACCATCATCATTACCCATCATTGTACCTATACCAACACCACCTTCAAATACTGACTGACCATTGATAAAGTTACCTGCTCCATCTCTTCCATATCCAACATATAGAGCAACATTACTGTCTCTCTTACCTGAGGTAGTACCAATACCAATACCACTTGCAGGGGCATCATTGACATATATCTCAGCATCATCCCAGAGAGCTATACCCTCAGTAATACCTAAAGCACCTAGAGAAGTATTAAATCCTAGTCTAGTTAATTGAATATTACTATTTGTACCACCAGTTATATCAATATCAAAGAATGTAGATACACCAGATGTTGACTGGAAGAAGTTATTAGATGTAGTAGGACCTGTAAGATTTAATCCACCACCAGTAATTTCTCCAGTTCTGGCATTTAATCCTGTGCAACTTATAATACCTGTACCTGCCTCAATAGATGAGCAGGATACAAATCCAGTGTTGCTATTTAATAATATCGAACCGAATGTTGCTATACTTCCACCAGTATATGAGAATGTACCACTAATATCAAGATCGCCAACAGTAATACCACCAGTAGTAATAATACCACTCAAATTAGCAAATAATGTACCAGCAGCAGCAACTTGTGTTGATGCATCACCAAAGTTTATCTGTGATCCAAATGTAGTTGTTCCACCAATAGAAAGATTTTGTCCGACTGTTAGATTTTTACCTGCTGACTGTACTACATTACCAGTAATTGTTGTATCATGTAACACACAACTAGCTGTTGTAGTAGCAGAGAGAATACCAGTTGCAATGATCTCTCCAGCAGTAACATCAGTAATATTAACCGCACCACCAAATGTACCACCGACTGATAAATTACCTGCAACTAATAAGTCACCACCAAATGTACCAGCACCTGAAAAGTCAGCAGCACCAATAACACCCATGCCTTTTCCTATAGCAGAGGATGTAGCACCTACACCTAAGAAGTTACCTACACTAATCTCACCACCAAATGTAGATACACCAGTGTTTCTAATGAATATACTGTTAATACCTAAAGAATCTATTTTGTCTGCTTCAATATCTGGTTGTCCAGCTATCGCATATGCTACTGACGCATTTAATGCTGTAGTTGCAGTTCCACTAAATGTGGTTGCAGTCATAATACCGCCAGGACCAATACTGATACCACCTGCAGCACTCAAAGATGTAGCACTTAATGTTCCATTTGCTGAATCAAATTGTAGATTACTTCCTGCCTTTACTTCCCTATTACCAGCAACTACTTGTCCACTTAGAACCCCTGCATCAACAAATAGAGGGAACAATAGAGTATCAGTAGACTCATCTGTTACATATACACTATTAGCTGTTGAGGCAGTACCAGCTATTGTTGATAAACCTATTAAATTTCCATCTAATTTATCAATAACAGCAGTGTCTGTCGCTGTTATGGTTGAGAATGTACCAACTTCTCCATTTACATTACCTTGACCAGATCCACTGGCATTGACTGCAGTTATATTTTTCGCTACTAATCCTTCAAATGTACCTACACCACTAGTAGCATCAAGTTTTATAAGATCACCAACAGCAAAATCTGCCTGAGGTAGTGTTACAGATACACCAACAGGTCTGAAAGCATTGATAGTACTACCAGCACCAGGATATGGATTAGTCCATACTGCAGTCGGTAAATTTGTTAGATTAGCACCTGAACCAGTGAATGTTATAGCAGTTACATTACCATTAGAGTCAACAGTAAAACCAGTTGTACCAACACCAACTTGAAATGTAGCCTCAGGGACTGTAGTTCCTATACCTACTGAGTTTCCAACAGCAATATTAATATCACCATAAAATGTAGACTGTCCGACAACATTTACATCCCTAAAATTTGCTTGATTTTCAACAATCAGGTTACCACGAATGTCGAGTTCTTCTCTTGGAATGGTAGTTCCGATACCTACCAGTCCATTATTAGAGACAAGATCATTGGCATCAACCTGAATACCGTCTCTAAAATTAATGATAGTCTTATAATTGGTAGGCATTATCTTATGCTAAGGAGACCTTTTTATTATTTATCTGAGCTCAGATCATCCACCTGTTTAGAGAGATCCTTGACTGCTTCAATGAGTAGAGGAATTAATTTGTTATAATGAACACCTTTAGTTCCATCTGGTTTAGTAGATACTGCGTCAGGAAGTACAGACTCAACATCCTGAGCAATAACTCCAATGTCATGTCCTGTGTAATTAGGATTACCCTCCTTCCAATCAAATTCAGTACCACGAATTTGCATTACCTTAGCAAGTGGGTTATCTAAGGTAGAAATATTATCTTTCAATGTAGCATCAGATGATTGACCATAGAATGCAACGATATCATCAGTCACATGTAAAGGACCACCTGCAAATGTTACAAACCCTGCAGATGAATATACATTTTGTGAGAATGATGTAAATCCATTGAAATTAACTTTATTATCAAATACTACATCAGCAGTATATCTTGTATCAGTTGCAATCGCAACAGCAAAACCTGGTGCAGCATTAAGTACAAGATCAGATCCACATGCAGGATCAGTAGTAATTTCAGATTTATTAGTACCAACACCAGCAATAATACAATTCAACTTAGCACCAGTGGGGAATGTACCTATAATGTTAATACTTCCACCAAGTTCTACAGTTCCACTTGTAACCATATCATCAGTGAAACTAACATCATTAGAGAATGATACAGGACCATCAAACTGAGATAATATATTTTGTTGAGGACCACCCTCAACGATAATTCTTTGACGAACAATAACTTCATCAAATACTACAGAGTTACTTGATACTGCTTCACCAGTAACACTAGGAATAGGAATATTGAATGATGTTTCTTTACCACTAGAAGAAGATATTCTCTTATTTCCAATATAGAAATCACCTTCGTTATTCAAACCAGTGTAAACCACTACACCAGCAGCTCTTTCTTGTGACTGTGCTAGATACTCTTCATCATCTGATAGAGTTCTGTTTTGTACCTGAGGTAGACCTGTACTATAGTTACCAGGACCATAACCAAGATATTCAAATGTGTGACCTGATGCACGAAGTATAGATGGTCTTCGTAACTCAAGAGCCAGAGCATTTACTTTTTTAATTAATGATCCACTGACATGATCTGCTGGTAATGTACCAAGAACACCTCTAATAACATTAAGAGAATCGTTACCTGCACCTACTAGTCCTTGTTCTACAACTCTTACAATCTCGTTATCTATTTCAATATACTCACCTAGTTTAAATCTTAGATCAGTACCAATACCTGAGTTAGGAACTTGTATTTTAATAGAAGTAGAGAGGTTAGTAATTGCATCTTTTAATGTTGCAGTCTCACCAGCATATAAGTTTTGATATCTTGAACCTATGGTTTCTTCAATCGATACAGTCTGGTTGTTTGCAGAATATGTCTGCTGATATATTTTATGTCCAGCAGCATAATTAATATCATTAACAGTTGTGGTAGTAAATGTAGTAATTCCAGCTATGGTAGATACCAAAAACTCACCTATATTATTACTATCAGTATCTACGACCCTGAACTTAGATCCTTTTCTCAGTCCATGAGGTGTGGATGTAGTTATGGTTGTAATACCAGTAGTAATATCAAAATGAGTGGAAGCTATAGAAACAGCAGGAGAGTTTCTATACAAATACTGTCCTTGAATAATAAGAGGATCACCAGCAGTCACAGCTATAGCAACACTAGTCTTATTAGGTATAGATGTTATTCTGTATAATCCATCAGATGTAATTCCAATTCCAGTAATAGAAACAACATCGCCAACAGCATTTGAAATACCAGATGTAGGAACTCCAATACTTGCACTAGCAAATCCTTCAAGAGTCAATGTCTCTCCACCTTGGTATCCAGAACCAGGTGCAAATACTTCAAATCCAGTAATAGAAGTAGATCCAAGACCAACTGTTACAGTTGCAGTTGCACCATTCCAATTACCACCATCTAGTAATCTAGTATTATATTCTGTTGTTACAGCATATCCTACACCAGTTACTAGATTTTCATGAGTAATAAGTCCATTGAAATTATGTTGATTATCAAATGTAATAGTACATACACCAGCAGATACAGGAGTAACAGCTGAAATACCATAACCGACATTAAATGTCTTATTAAACTTATCAAGAGTTTCTCTTGTTAGAGAATTCTGTTGGTCATTGATATCAACTTTTCCTACTGGTTCTCTACGAGCAAATGATACAGCAGCAGGAGAATTTTCTACAATATTATCTCTATCTTGTTGTGGATACAGATAAGTAACATTTTGTCTATAATTTTTATAATCAAATTCTTGAGGTGGAGCATAGTCACAACTCAATACATCTAAAATGTATACACCATCATTTGCTCCAGAAACATAAGGTTCTACAGTATTGACACGATAAACAGTAAAGTTCTTCTTGTTATCACTAATAGAAAATCTTGGTTGGAATAGATTTCTACTGTTAGTAGTATCTACAAAGTTACCTGTGTTTCTCTCAACACCATTAATATCAGTAGTGCTATGTGCAAACTGATAAGCATCAATAAGAGCAGTTACTGTGAACAATCCATTATATCCTATACCATCAGTACCACTAGGATTATTAGAATCCTGAACATCTACAACTTTAACAATGTCACCAACCTCTACATTGTGAGGTTTCTCAGTTCTAACAGTTACTACACTAGATGTCTCACTAACAAATGCAATGAAGTTTTGATTTCTTCCATAATTATTATCATTGAGAGTTATAGTAGTGGCAGCAGCATCAGAAGTTTTTGCATATCCTACTAAAGAAGAACTTTGGAATACAAATCCGTCAACTGGATCTCTAGAGTTAGTTGCTTCTTTTGGTATAACATAACGAATCTTATAAAGTTTATCTTCAATAGATCTTTTATCCTCAAATCTTTTAATCTGTGCTATGTTTGTACCAGTAACACCTATTAAATTGAAATTATTTCTGATCTGTGGATATATTTCGTTATCAGTATCAACATGAATAAACCATCTACTTTGAGAAGAATCCCATTGTATTGGATGTCCAAGATCATTACTCTCCTTATCAGATACTCTACTCTCAATCCTTAATGAACTACCGCCATATATTTCAATGGGAACATCATTAATAGCATTTGAGAATGTAGATGCAATCTTAATACTAGTAGGAGATACTACAATAGCATAATATATCTTATTGAATTCAATATTTTCAGGTAGATCACCATCATCACTGAAAATTCTTATCTTTTCACCAGTTATTAGACCAATAGTATCAACTGTTAACTCAAAGAATGTATTAGGTACACCTGCAGCAGTTTTTTTAGCACCAGATTGATTACCAACTGCAGCAGTATTAATACCAGATGTCTCTATCTTGTTTTCAAGCATCAAGACATTAGCAGTATAATCTGTTGCTCCTATGGCTACATGTATTTTTTCATCATGTCTAGCACCAACTCTATATCCTTGAGATAAACTTAAAGGGGGATCATCTTCCTTATCAAAGGAGAAGATGTACAAATGACTTGATAATCCTACTTGTTTAGTCTTATCGACATCTAACTGATAGAAACTAACACTATCAGTTTTTGCAGCAGATGTATCTACAGTCTGTGGTGTAGTAATATGTGTAACATATCCTTGGTCATCTCTTGGGAATGCATCAGGTCTAAATCCTTCACCAATTAAAGCAAACTGTCCAAAGTTGGAGTTAGAGTTAGTAATAGATGCGTCAGCACCACTTTGTCCTAAGAAGTGAGCATTGTAACCAATAGCAAACACAGAAACTATCTGTACAACAGCATTGTTTCTAATAGTAACATGAGCTTGCTCCCATCCTTTACGATATATTGCTCCACTATCTAAGTGATAAACAGTTGCTGCGTTAGTTGATGATGATTGAGCACTCAAATCAGCACCGATTACCTTCTGATATGCTATTCCTTCATATAATCTAGACTCTCTATTATATTTTACAAATGCTCTGTCATCTTTTTGTAGTGATATACCAGTGAACTGTGCAACAACCATCGATCTAAATCCAGTTGCCTTTGCACCATCAGTTATCATACCTTGCATACCATACACTGATCTTAGTGAGAGGTTAAAGATATATGGTGATGCACCTGTCACCGTATCAGCTTCGATAGTTGCTACCGCATTAGCGATATTTGATGGTGTTGCTGGTAAATTATTAGGGAATGTTGATAGAGTATATGTGAATGTAGTAGGATCTACTATAGATTGTACAATAGTAGAAATATTATACTGTGATACACTAACCCCACTAATTTTTATAGGAGTCCCTTCACTCAATCTATGTGGTTGTTGTGTTGTTACTGTTACTTGTGATGTAGCAGTGCTACCATCACCTGATATAATACTTGCAATTTGTATTGGATCGTTTCCTAACGCACCAACAATTTCATACTCTGGTCTGACTGTATCAAAATCTCCTTCATTCTCTGGCCATTCATATGTAACAGCACGACCTGTTGGTTCTTGATAAGCATAACTTAACTTGTAATAATACATGCTAAGGTCTGTCCTATCATATCCCTTAACATCATTAACACCATCAGCATACTCAAAGCATGTTAATTTATGATGAGAAAATATTGGGAATGATCTATTATCTTCATTGAACTGTTGGTGATCAGTATATACCAAACGATCACCTTTTCCATCAAATATTGAAAACTGCCAGAAATAACAAGCACCAGTTATTCTGAATAATGATGCAGTAGGAACATCATCATCTGTAGGGTTAGGTACATATAGAGGATATATTTTAGTTTTTCTTAAATCAAGACCAACAATAGAAGTACCACGAGGAACTATACATCCACCATATACTGAGTTAAATCTATAAAGTATATTATTTTCTACAGTAAGATCAAATTCTGCTGATAAATTTAAACTAAATTCAGCACTAGCAAGTGTCTGAGCACCTAGAGGAGAGACACCAACTGCTCTTGAAGGGTCACTAGGATCTTTTTTAATAGCAAATCCTGGTCTGTTGTCTATAAAATGATCACCAGGAAATAGTAATATAGTTGTCTTATCGTTTATATCGTTATCGAATCCAGTTTGATATGAAAATCGAGCAGACTCTAGTAATGCCCTTTGAATAGTCCTAAAAGGTTTCGTCAAGGAATTACCTTGATTGGTTATACTGTCTGTAGCATCCAAATCATTTGGATTAACATAGAGAATCTTACCCTCAGTATTCTTTATAAAGTTCTCTAGCTTATTAAGTGGCATCTCTAAAGTTCAAGAAAGTACTTGCTTCAGTTATTTAGCCAAGGATAAATACATCAAGCATGATAAATAAATGGATTTTCAAAAAGTAACTACAGGAGTAACAGCAGCAGCAGTTGTAGGAACTGGTGCAGTTGTTGGTGGTGGTCAAGTTATTGACAATATGAATAATGGACCTGCTAGGAGACAAGAGGCACAATTAGAAGAGATTAGAAAAGTTGTTAGAGAAGAAATTTATAAACAACTGGTAGATAATTGGCCGAAGTCATCTGGTCCTGTCAAAGGATTGAAACCACCTGTAGACTACAAAAATCAAATTCCAACTCAATGAATAAATCATTATTATGGAACCATTTGAAATACCAAATATAGAAACTGAAGGTGTTAATATACCTAATATCCAGATTAATGGAACTGAGATTCGATTGATTCCTAATTCTGGTGTAAGAGGTATTGGTAATAATTATGTACAAGATAATAGAGTGTGGTTAATTACACCACCACAATCTATACCAATAACAATTCCTGTTACTGAAACAATAGGAACTCCTATTGTTGATATGCCTGGTTGCGTAAAAGTCCATAAAGAAAACGCAAAAAATCCACAAAACAAAAACAAAATGTTAGTGGATAACGATCCTAAAGGAAATGTAGTATTATGTGATGGTGGTATGCCATACTATGACCCACCTGATTATGATGCTAGAGATTTAACTTGGCAAACTATAACTACTGAAGAACCTGAAGCTCAAGGTGTAGATACTGGAGATCCACCTCCACCTGATATAGACACTCCACAACCGCCTGTAACACCTCCAACTGATAAAGAAGTAGAATGTCCTCCTATCAATGGAAGACGAGTTGGAGACCTAAATCAAGAGGGTACAGAGAGAGTAACTGGTCATAAATTAACACCTGATGGGTTAATCTGTGAGACATTGTGGGAAGATGTTCCAACATTGCAACAGTATGTACCGTCAGTATCTGTAGTATCAACTACCGCAGCTATAGCTACTGTGGCAACTGCGTCTGCCCTATTTGCCAAACCCCTAGCAGATTTGCTCCTGAGGGTGGTGAAACCTGTAGTGAAGAAAGCTCTTGGGAAGGTTCAGACGATCCTTGGGAAGACTCCTCAACGGGCTTCGAGATCCGATAGGATTCGGGATCGTTATCGGGAGAAGAAAGGGTTACCTCCTTTGAAGGTGAAGAAGAAGAAGAAGTAGGTGGTGTCCACTTAGGTTGTGGTATTTCATGTTGATGTGGTATTATCTGACCACCAGGTGATGTTACAACTACATCAGCACAAATACTATGATACGGCGATGCAGGGTGGAAAAATATACCAGATTTTTTTAGCTCACCACAATTTTTTAATCTTGCGATTTCAAAATCCAATCTTTTGTTAGAAACTAATTGAGTTTGCATTGCTATTTGTTGCTCAGCTGCCTGTTGACATAACTCCTTCATTTTCTTATTCAATGGTACTGATAGAGTAGCAGATATACCAAGGTTAAGACTTTGGTTTGCTCTCATATCAGTCCTTATAGGTTTATACCATATTGGATCTAAAGTATTATTAGTTACAGCATCAGGTACACCGTCTCCTGCAGGTACTTCAACCTCTATTTGCATATCAGCACCATCAGCAAACCATCTAGTACCATCATCCTTAGTGCGGTTATCGTACCATGTCTCCCAAGGATAGTTTTGAACTGTTATTGTTTGAGTGACTGTTCTACCAGATATATCTGTTAAATTATATTGTGGTTCGTTATAAAAATCTTCCCACGGATGCTTTCTAGAATCTGCAAACTGGAAGTATGGAGTTATATTGAGAGTTGTACTCTGACACGATACACCATTACCGTAAGTGTTAGTTACATATGGACCTTGTAAAACTTGTATTGCCTGGTTGGTCACTGAGCCTGAAGAATTGGCAATAGGGTTGGCAGTAGCACTAACACCACCAACACCTTCAGCTAAGGCTTTCATTGGTAACAAATAGTTAACGCCCAAAAGCGTTGCTATCACTGGGTAAATGTACTTGTTGTATCTGTTACGCTTTGTATAGTTGTTACTCTTTGTATTATTGTCTGATTCGTCATACCAGGTCCTTGATAACTCTGAGTGAATTGGAAGGCTGCACCTGGCGTTGATAGGGTGAAGTTGTTTGTTTGAGAAAAGTCTAAACTGTCGAAGGAAGAAGTTACGCTGCCTGTTACTGCTGCGTCTCCTGACCCTACGGTTGGGTTGACCGTTACTGTCGATGTTGATGTTGGTGGATTTAATGGCTGACCATTGTTGTCTATGCCTACCCCAGTCACTGAGTATTCCCATCCTGTCCTATAATCAATGGAATTTATGGTTTCCGTTACTGTAGATTCAGTTTCGGTATGGCTCGTCATAGAGCCTTGCTGAAAATTGGGGACCACTGGCACTGCTCTTGCAGCCCCAGTACTACCTAACAATACTAATATAGTTATAAGCCTTTTCATGACCTATTTTATCGTACGGTGACCTCTGTTACGAACTGAGTCGTAGCTGAAGTATTAGCTCCACCAGCTGCCACATTACTAAATGCGTGTGAACTAGAAGTTGTACCAGCTAGATTACCAACTGTTCCTCCTGCTGTACTGACAACATTACCAAAATTAGCAGTCTCACCAACTGTTACAGCACCTGTAGGAACTGCATCGGCTTGAGTGTAGGCTTGGCTAAAGCTGAAAGTTGCACCTGGAACATCCTGAGTTGCTGAAATTGTACCAGGAGCATATACACCTGATGTTATGGTTCCAGCAGAAATAGTATTAGCAGTAGTACCATCAGTGGTATCAACACCACTACCAGAAATCGAGAAAGATGACCCAATTCTCTCAGCCGAAGTATGGGCTCCTCCTACGCTCAACTGCACACTAGATGCATATCGAGTTGTAATATCGGCTCTCGCTGCAAGCGGAGCACTCATCAATAACATTATTAAAGGGATAAACCTTTTCATTAGAATTAGTGCTTTAAGCCTCTCTATTTAGGCATTTTTACTTTGTCATTTCTGATACAACCTACCACCTATATCATTGTAGACATCAGATAGTTTTGTACGCACTGGTGGTTCAAAGTCATATGTAAAATATTGACGACCTCTTCTAGGCACTTGAGTCTGCCATCCCTGACTATCAATCCATCCACTCTCACTAGATGTAGTGTATTTGTCTACTTCATCCTCATTTCCATCCCATAACCAATCAGTACAAGCATCAACAGTAAATATAGGAACCATACAATTCCATGCTGCCATTCTAAGGTAAGCATCATGCCATTTCTCAAATACTAACCATGATGGATTACTTGGATCGGTTTTTCCACCATTAGTTGCATGTAATATTACATCAAGTATTCCTAGTTCTTTGTATAGTGTAGTAATAGGTTTAGTAGATGCCTCTGCATATCCCCACATATCATTACATATCAATCCAGCACCAAGACATTGCTTTTCATCATCTTTAACAAGATCAATAATAGTAAATGAATCTACTTGTGGATCTCTACCAAGAGCAGTTTCCATATCAACGCAAAGAGTCTTGTATGTAGCACCTCTTAGTATACCATCAGAATCATAATGTCTGATTTCATTTCTATTGATTATACCTTTCTCTTCTGGTTCTACAAAATTGGTTCCTAAGTGTAAATATATTCCTGCTGCTTTTTGAGCATCTTCTATCTCTTTTAATGCATCTTTAATTTCATCTATATGGGTAATCCACTCACGATCCCATCCTGATAAAGCAGCTTCTGGTGTTAAAAGATGATCTACTTTGTTTTCTTTTGCCCAATCAATTGCTTTTAAAATTTCTTTTTTGTTAGCTTGTATATTAGTTCCTACAGGAATTTGAGCACCACCAAATCTAATCATAACCGTAATAATTAAAATTAATAACTTGTCTGTAAGAGTCGGAAGATGTAGTACCGCTATGCTGAGTATCTCTAGGAAAAATTACTATGCGATTAGCAACACTTTTCACCTTATAACCATCCTCAAAGTATGTATAACCGTTGCAACTATTGATATAATAGACAGCAGTATAATCACCGAAACTTCCATCACGATGTAATCTTTGTTCTATAATATTTACATTCTTAGGTGAGAAATTTGCTTTAATTCTAACCCAAGATTGTACTTTTAATCTAGGTGTAAAAATATCAGCAATTTCTGGAGTAAGACAAATATCATTATGAAATTTACCTTCTGCCCATATAGGACTTACCATTTGGTATTTGTTAGGATCTAATCGATCATCTACATTAACTACATGATCATTATAAAACCAAGGAATAACATTTTGAAGTAAGAATACTACTCTTTCATGATCTTTCTTGGGTAGAAAGTTATCAACTACCTTCATTATTATTTGTTCTATACATCCTTTCTAACACTTCATCTAATTCAGACTTGTGAAAGATAGGTTCCTCAGCACCTACATTGCCATTTTGTAATGGCCAAACAAATCCATCTGCTGTGATGGTAAAATAATCCTCAGGATGCTCTTCAGCATCTATGCGAGGATGATCGTCTCTAGACATTTTTTTGTACCGATTTCCAGTCTTCATCAAACAACTGTAATCCTTTATCAGTTAGTACATGATTATACATCTTATCAAATACTGCAGGTGGCATTGTAACCACATGAGCACCATTAGCAAATGATTGAGATACGCTATTTACATATCTAATCGAAGCAGAAAGGATTTCTGTGCATTTTACATTTTGAATATTATATATGTTAGATATCCTTTTGATTAAGTCTAATCCAGCAATTGAATTATCATCAAGTCTACCAACGAAAGGAGATACATATCTTGCTCCTGCTTTTGCTGCTAATATTGCTTGTGCTTCATCAAATATTAATGTGACATTGACCGCTATTAATTGTCTAGATAACTCTTTACATACAGCAAGACCATCAGGTGTACAAGGAACTTTGATAGTTGCTTGCTTACCAAATTTTTTAGAAAGTCTTAGACCCTCTTCCCACATTTCTTTTCTATTACCAACGACCTCCATACTAATATCTTCTATCCCCATGTCTATGAGTTCTTGATACACATCTTCTGGATTACGACCACTCTTCATAATAAGAGTTGGATTTGTAGTTATACCATCTATAAGTCCAGTAGCGTAGTACTTAGTAATTGTTGCTGTATCAGCAGTATCTAAAAAGATTTTCATGCGTGTAACCCCATAGCGATTTTCATAAATTGGAACTGAGGATCAAACCCCATAATAATTTTACTAATTCCTATTGATAATAAGAATGAAAAACAAATTACTACATCCCACATTTTGTTCTTTATATAGAACGGTAAGGCAAGTAGTTCAAAGACTACATTAAGCATAGCACCAAAAAGAGTGCTTACATGCAATGTAACAAAATATCCTAATATTATACCATATGTCCCTATCATTCTAGCGACAACAATTAGTCTATCTGTCTTCATCTACCAATATTTCTGTATATACAATTTCATCTTCATCTAGTGTTGTTTTAACAAAATTCAACACATTCATAAATTCTGTGAAAGTTTCACTTTCAAGTATCCTTCTATCTCCCTTACTAGAGACGCAACATACTCTACGAGAGCATACATCTACAACAACTTTTTCAACGAATTCTTCGGTCATAATAAATCACATGATAAAAAAGAGGGAGGTTGGATTCCTGTGTACCAACAAAGAATGGGCATTACTACAGTAGTAAAAACATCCTTGCCTGAGACCCGATTGGTTGATCGGTTCTCCTTTCGGAGCAGCACCACCTGTGTCTCATCACCTTAACCAGCAGTTGCCAGTAAGTTTATTCAGTCACTCCCATGTTGCGTCCAACAAATATATTATAATACTATTTTATGAAACTGTCAACACCCTATCTGTAGGTAAGAGTGCGTTACCTGTAGCTCCTGTCAATTTAGTTCCAGATATAGTAAATGTCTGACCACCTATTTTTATTTTTAAAGTTCCTTGTACCTCTAACGATCCTTCTACAATTACATCACCAGTTATGGTAGCTTTACCAGATACATTTAGATTACCATCAACATTGAGATCACCCTCAAATTTTGTATCAGAGAGAAAACTAGTCTCATCAGGAAATTCAACTGAACCACCTAGTACAGTTTTTTCTGTGCCATCTTTGGATTTAGTATATCCCATAATTAAGCAAATAATCCTCCTAATTCTTTAGAAATTTTTCCACCTGCAGCACCACCAAGTCCAGTACTGGATAATACAGAATCAGCAAGATATCCACCAAATCCACCAGTAGCAGCAGATGCAAATGCAGCTTCACCTGTAGCTAATATAGTCTTTGAGGCATCAGCACCAAACGCTGCTTGAAGAACATTGTTAGGAACATAAGAACCTGCAAACATATTAAGACCAAAAGATTTATGAATTAAGTTACCTCTTTTTCCTGATGCAGAACAAGTATTTCCTTTTAAATGAACCCTACCAGATCCTGCAGTAATATTAACATTTCTTCCTCCGTTTAAATCAAGGTCTTGAGTTGCTTTAACCATAACATTTTTACCTGAGCAACTTAATAAGCCATTATCAGCATTAACAGTAACATTACCAGCAGCAGCACTTACTCTAATATCAATTTTGCCAGGTGAATTCTTATCACCAGCTCTAACTTCTAATGTTCTGTCAGCATAAATTCTAGACAACCCACCTTGAGTATGATCGATTAAAAATACATCATCATTATCATTTGTAGCATATATTTTAAAAACTTCTGCACCAGAAGCACCAACTTGAGGATGTCCACTATCAATCCTGAAATGTGGACCTCTACAGTCAATGACTCTTCTAGCGTAATTTTTCTTTTGTTCAGACATTAGATACAGTCGATTGCGGATATGATACCAACTTGAGTGTCGGTTGGGATATCACCAAACAGAGGTTTTAATCTAGCACCGATACCAGTGTTACTCTTAACTATAAGAGTAGGAAGTGTCTCATCAAACCTCAATATATTTAGAACCTTAACAGCAGTTATAGTTCCATTTTCTACGACAGTTTCGTATATAGGTGTAGTTTTACCAAATCCAGGTGAAGTAACAACAGAGTCTAGTGGAGACCCATCAGCACCAGTAACAACAACTGGAGGAACCTCTACGAATACATTACCAGATGTACTAATACCAGGAAGTATAATAGGATCTGTTGGTAGATATCCTCGTCCACCAGCTTCTACTTGAATCGTAGTAATTCCTAAGTTTGATTGTGTATCTTCATCTAACTGTGCAGGATAATTTTCTCCAACAGATTCCATAACAATAGCTTTTATACCACCCTCATCATTGAGAATAGCATGACCAACAGCACCATACCCTATATTACATTTGTCTCTAAAATTAACTATGGGAGGATAACGATATCCAGAACCAGCATTGTTTATTTTAGCACCTAAAATACTTGCAGTTCGTTGTACTCCACCAACTAACTTTCTTAATCCAGGTGTATTGTCTACAAAACTACCAAGGATAGGTTTAGCAACACCACCAGATCCACCGCCACCAAATATCTCAATATATGGTCCTGTGCAATTACTCTTTTCACCACCATAACAACCACCAGGAATCGTACCACTACCACTATCTTCTAATAAACTACCATCACCAAATATATCCCACTTACCCCATTTCTGTTCAAAAGCATTAGTCATATCAGCAGCACCCCTAGATATATTCATTGCATTTATGACATATGAAAAAGGATCGTCTCCTTTCTCTTCACTAGTACCACCGACAACATATTGCTTATCTGCAGGGCACTTACCTTTGTTAGTCTGATTACAGTCAAGGAATGCAGCAACATCCTCAAGATTACCAGCAGCACTTAATAAGAAGTCTGCAACCTTAAATCCTGGTGCGACAATTTTTGCTACTGCAGATAAAGGTCCTGACATTAAACTATCAATTCTATCTGTAATTACATTTAAAAATGCTCCAGTAAACTGAGCACCCATACATCCAGCATAGTCTCTTCCTTGATCTATAAATCCTTTCAATAAATCTTCAATCATACCACCTAATCCTTCAACTACTTTATTAGCAACGCAACCAATTGATTCTTGCAAAAATGATGTAGGAGGAACCATAGCAGTTTGTGCTGCAACTCCTGCTCTATGGGCAGCATTACTAGATTTTGTTACTGCAAATACTATTCGGTAGACTTTTTTATATAATTTTTCTAATCCTTGAGAACCAACACTCTCTAGTTTATCAAAGAGTTTGGTAAACATAGTACCAACAAATTTATTTGCTTGCAGTTCAATCAGATCAGAGGCAGATTTAAGTTCAAGGTCTAAACTAGATCCAGCTAAAGATAACTGCTGAATTTTCAATCCCAAATTCTCAACAGTATTTGCCATCTCTGAGATAGGATTACTCTTACAAGTATCAGCAACCATTACCTTAACACCAGTACCTACTGCGTCTGTTATGGTAGAGTCAGTAGAACTACTTGGTGGTGGTTGTGAATTTTTATTATTTTCGTTTGTTTCACTCTTAGGATTTCTAGCATTAGTAGGTGTATACTCAGTTAATCCTGTAAAAGGAGAGAATGGTGTACTATAGTCATCATTATTTACTAGCGATGTTCTACCAAAATGTCCAATAATTAATGGAAGTTGAGCAGCATCACCATCTAAGAAAAATCCAAATACAGTATCACCCTGTTGTAATTTAACTGAGTTAGCAAATTGTGCTCCACCACTACCAGCAGTTGTAGGAAGTAAAACTTGTGCGTATGGAAGATCTTCATTAGAGATATCCTCATTAAAAGGATGATATCCCATGATTCTTACTTTGACTCTATTTCCTACTCCCTCTCCAATTGCTAATTGATCTTCTTGTGCCTCAAGAGGGGGTATCTGACCGACCCACCAACGGAATCCATCTCTACCTAAAAATTGACTATTACCTAAAATCGATGCGTCTATCATTAGTCGTCGTATACTCTACATTCAAATGAATCAGGATGATTATCACAATATATCTCTAGATGCTTATCTTCATGACGAGTGTGCCAATCATTAATCTTACCCTCGTTAGGGTTGACCTCTTCTTCTGTGTGATCATGAAATGCATCATTATGCATCTTGAGATCTTCTTCAGTATATTCTATCATACCATGATTTACATGTTCTTTTCCATCTTTAGGATCAATATTTGCATGGTTTAAATCTTGATTTGGAATTTTAGTAGTCATAGTTATTTTTGTGGGTAAAGACCGTGTGAATCTCTAACGACTTTTAATGCTGTATAAGATGAATTGGGTAGGAATAAATGAGTGAGATCCTTTATAATATATATTCCACTAATCCTATCGTCCATTACAGTTTCTTCATCAGTTGTCTTAGGGAAGTATACCATTATAGCATCACCAGCAACTAAATTGGTGTTAGTGGGTATTGTCAAAGTTAATTGTGTGTTGAATAGCATACCATATCTTGTGATAGCCTGTGATGTGCTATCAACAGGATCATAATTAACTTCTGTAGATACACCAACTTCTAAAGTTCCTACATCATACACTGAACTAATGATTCTAGAAGCCATCATGTTGGCTGGAATGTTTTCTGGATCAGCAACCTGAGGTTCTTCCTCTTCAGGAACTCCTAAACTTGATGCTGGTTTTTCTTTAAATACAGAATTTTGTGGTTGAGTAAACTCAAAAGTAACTGGATTAAAAAATATTCTATATGTAGATTTAACACCACTATTCAAATCAGTAAGAACATCAGAATCTTCTCTAACTGAAAATGCTAAAATTTTTGTAGCATTTTGAAGGGAATCTTCAAGAGAAGGATCTACTGTTTGAGAATAATAATATTTTTGTAAGTTATCTTTTCCTTCTACTGCTTTTTTTATCATATCTTCAACTGATCTAAAATGAAATCCTTTTCTAGTTTGCCAAAAGAAAAATCCAGCACTCCTACTTGTTGCTCCTACAGGAATTGCTTTGGATGCTAACCATAATATAAGTGTAAAAGGTTTTCTTAAATTACCAATAAAATTATAAATGTTTTCAGTTGCCTCAAATGGTTCTTGTTTTAAAGGTTCTACTAACTTAACAATTTCACCAATACTCTTATCTATAGTTTGTCCATAGAATTTTCTAGTTACTCTACTTTGTTCATTGCTAAGAGCTTCTCTAGAAACAAGATGTAAAGTAAAAACTTCAGTTGCTTTGTCAGATACAACATCAGTTACTTTATTGACATACAAAACACTCTCAAGATGTTCTTCTTGTTCTGCCTCTGCCTCAACAGGAGTCTTTATTTTAAAATATACTCTTTCTCCACCACGAATAGGTAAACCATTATATAATGATTGACCATCAATAGTATTACCAGTATTAACTACCTCTACTTTAGCAGTACACATTGGAGACATTAAAGTCTCAAAATACTGCAATCTAGTAACACCACCAATTAAACTAACAGTTTTTTCACCATTAGACGAGGTTATAGTGATTTCTTCAAAGGTAGAAGCAGCAGTTGGTGATATTGCCATTATACAAAATGTCTATTAAACTGATTAATTTTCTTTATTGGGTTTGCTGAAATTTCAACGACTTCAGTTTTACCCTCTTCACTACCACTAGAAATTACTTTTGTTCCATTTTTATTTATTCCGCTTTGGGAAGTATCAATAGGAACAACAATAGTTTTACCGCCAGTTGGTGATATTAGATTCATTTCATCTGGTTTGTAATTTTTTTTCATGTTCTGTATAAATTCTTCACTAGCCTCAACTTGTACAGCACTTGTATTAACATTAAATTTATCATGAAGAACTATCTCAAGTGCTCTATAGTCAAATTCTTCATCGCCAGTAAAGTCAGGATGTTTATTATGAAGTCTTAAAAACTCTTTCTTTGCTTCTTCTTTGGTTAGTCCATCAACTCCTAAACCTGGTGGTGAGAATCTCATAGTCTCACCAAATTTGTGATATACTACTACCTTTGGTTCTTTATTATTTTCAGTGCTAGTGTCTTTACTAGTGCTAACAAAGTTAACTTCTCCATTATTCTGTAAAGAGAGATCTTTTTTCTCATTTGTACTGTCTAAATTTATTTTATCATCAAGTTTTTCAAGATCAGTATTGATTTCTTCGTTAGTGTCACTAGTACCACCATCACCATACTGATTAGTACCAAAAAATTCAGAAGGACTTAATTCTTTTCTATCAATTTGGTTACTTAATATTTGTGACTCTTTAGAATCACCAATATTCTCATTTTCATACAACTTATCAACCTCTGCTTCATATTGTTGTTGTGTTATTTCTCCCGAATCTCTTTTCTCTTGTAAAGCGGTTATTTGATTAACTCTTTCATTAGATTCTGCAACAACCTCTTGATCAGATTTTGGTAAACCATCAACTATCCTTTCACCTTCTTTTTTTGCATCTTCTATATCTTTTTTAATTCTTTCTTGATCTGCATTCCAATCTTTTTCTAATGTCTCAGCAACTTTTTTACCCTCTTCCATCTGTTTCTCAATCTCATCTTTCTTCTCTTCAAACCCAAACATTTCTTTTATATTGGATATCCATTCTTTAACTGTGTTTATAATTACATCACTAACTTCTGTTACTTTATCAACAAAATTATCTACCCATTCTTTTACACTTTTTAACCAATCAACAATTTTTTCTACTTCTTTAATAATTTTTGGTAAATTAACAACAAGAAATCCAACTAATAATGCACCAGCAGCACCAAATAGTCTCTCTACGAAAGATTTACCTGCAGCTGCAACAGCTGTTACTCCTTTTCCCATAAAATTTTTCTTCTTCTTTGCTTCAATCATTTTCTCTGCATCTGCCTTCTTTTTCCTCGCAAACATTCTTCGGAGAAATCCCTGTTTCTTCTTAGATGCGGCTTTATCTCTTTTAACTTCCTTTCCTAAAGATTTACGAATACCTTGAGTTGTCTCTCTGATAGCAAGAATGCCAGCACCAATTTCTAGTGCTTGATCCTTAGTAGGCATTAAAGTTGCCATTAGTCATAGACTCCATAATTAGTTTGAGCCAAATCTCTATAAAAATTATCATTATCAAAAATTGAAAAAGCTGGTAAATCTGTTTCAGCAAAGAAACTAGTGGAAGTTATATCAGAATCAACATTAGTATCATCCTGACTAATATCAAATGGAACTATATTGAATTTCTCATTAAAAGCATCATAATCACTAATTTGATTTGCTAATGACAAATTTTCATTCGTAAAAGCATTAGCAGTTGAAGAAATATCTAGATCAGAATTTTCATTATTTTGAGTAAGAGAATTAGTATCTTCACCCATTAATACTGGATTTCCTTCTGGCATTCTTTCTATGTCTTCAACAAGATCTGTATTCATGGTACCTAGATTATTAAAAGTATTGATTGCTAATTTTCTTAATCCTGGTGTAAGACCTTCTTTAACTTGAACTGCATCTAGAATAGGACCTGGCATTACCATTTTACCCCACCAATCAGCATTATAAAGTAAATTACCCATATCATTTTTTCTTAAAATAGCATCTAGATAATTTTTACCATCATTTGACATCTGCTTTCTTGATGCTTTAACAGCATCGAGATACTTAATCATATTATCCTTGTGAAGTTGTTGCTCAACCATCATTGCATCAATTTTTGTCATTATATTATCAGGTACCTCTTCAAAGGTTCTTGCACCATCCATTAATGCAGTTATTTCCTGTGCTAGTGAATAAAACTTAGCCCATTCACCTCTAAAATTTTCAATGAGTTTTGGAATAGTATTGAATAATTTTGTATCCTTTTCAGACATATTTTTAGGATCCCATTGATCCCAATTACCAGTATGAGACATCCTGAGTCTATTATTATAAGCCATTAATATTTTTGCATTATCATTGGTCATGCTCATAATTGCGAGTTCAGCATCATTTTTCATCTCACCAGTCTTTTGATTTACCAAACTTGGATCTGCTTGAAGTAAAGCATCAATTCGGTTTCTCTCATTTATTCGGTATTGTTCCATACCAACTTCTTGAATTTCTGCAATTGCTTCTTGGTTAATAGGAGCGTAAGATCCAATACCTTCTCCATCAGGACCATATTCACCTTTTAAAAACTTATAAAGTTCTGTTCCTGTATATGCTATACCTACAGCAGCAATAATTCCTAACCAAACATAAGGATTTCCTAATAATGCTAACACTCCTTTAAATGCTCCACCCACTCCAATACTACCTATTACAGTTCCTATTGCAGATGAAATAAGTGGTAATCCAACATTAATTGCAAGAAATACTCCAGCAGCTACACCTAATATTGTTTTAATATCTTTTTCTAATTGCTCAAGAATACTTTTATCTCCCTCCATCCAAGCTTCTATACCTTTTAGACCTTTCACAGCAATCGTGCCTAGACCCAATGCACCAAGCACTTTGACTAGTCGTTCAAATATACCTGCCGTAGTGTCCTTCATCTTCTGTATCGGTTTTAGCACTGCATTACTTAAAATCCCCTCAAGTGCTTTTTCTGCCCCAGATTTTTGCCTTGCATCTTCGTCTCTCTGTTGTTTTTTTAATTCTGCATCATCTTCTTTTTTCTCATTTAATGCTTGTGTTTGCAGTAAATCAGCAATTGCTCCTAAATTCTTATGAATCGCAAAAAGATTTTTACTAAGTCCTATAAATGCTTTTGAATCCTCCTTAGAATTTCCAGCAAAATCCCTATCAGTAGATGCTCGTTGTCTATCAGTTCTACTAGATTTTGGAAATACTTTACTTGCTTGTACCGACATTAGCCTCTAGCTTGTTGGTTTTTTAGATTTTCTTCTTCAATATATTGTTGGAGGAGATTAATGTATATATCTCGTTCCCACGGAATCATGTTTTCGATATCACTCAAACTGTATTTATGATGCTGCATCAAGGCGAAATTAATTTTATAAAACGCCACGATATCTTGGTGCAACATCGCTAACTGAAAAAAGCTGCTAAACCCTCCAACTTCACATCGCTCTCCATCTTTGTATTGGGATTAGTAATTGTAACAGTATGCTCTAGTTTAGGCATGGTATTGAAAAACTTTTCTACCTGCTTAAATGCATTTGATGGTAATGTCTCTACAAATGCAAGCCATTCTTTTTTAGAATGATCCTTTGCAGACCATGTTTCTTCATCTGTATAAATCATGTCTATACAAGAAGCAATAACATCAAATGATGCAGTTACTTGATCTCTTTCTCCAAAATTTTGATTAACAAACTCAGTAAGAGAAGGATATCTCATCCTAAGAGTTAACTTTTCATCTAATTTAATATCTTTACTATGCTCTGGATCAATCTTAACTTGTATTTCATCAATACTTACTGTTACAGGAACTTTAGTTTGACCATCATCAGGGCAAGTTGCCATGACCTCAATAGTTTCACCAATAGATTTACCACGAACATGAAGGAATAGATATTCAATGTCAAATGTGGATAATCTATCTACTCTAATTCCACGAGTATTGATACATGCAGATAGAACATCTTTAATTGCTCTACCAACTTGATCCATATTATCACTTTCCATTGCCATGATAAGAACTTTTTCTTCTTTGACTAGGAAAGGTCTATATGTAATTTTTTTACCCGACGAAGGAATAGTTAATGTATAGGTCGGGGTAACAATTTTAGGTAATGGCATCAGTATTTCCTCTAAGTACTCCGCAGAAGTAAGCAACTGCAGATTTAAACGCATTACCATCCAATTCATCAAACATGAACATATTTAAACGAAATGCGTAATTTGCTTCAGTAACGATAGCAGACACTTGTGATTGTGTCACAGGCATCTTATTTAGTGTAGCACGATATGCGTTTTTAAATTCTTTTTTGTTCTCTATATCAGGAAACTTATAGAAGTCTAGACCTCCATCAGTTAACTTTAACGCTTTCTCTGCAATATTCTTAAGAATCTGTCCACCAGATAGATCTCCAAGATACCTTGTATAATGATGTCCTATAAGAAGTTCTGGTTCTTCATGGGCAACCTTTCCAATACGATCAATGTATTGTTGACATGCTTTTGAAGGATAAATGTTATCTCTCCAGTCAGCACCAAAGAAGTATTCACAGTCCTTTGCTAATGCATCATGACGGTAAAGTTCTTTAATATCTAAAGATCCAATGAGAGGATCATCTTTTAATCTTCTAACCTCTGACTCTATAGTGTGGTATATGAAATAATAGTTAGCAACAAGTTGTCTATATTTTTCTTTGTTTACTACACCACGAAGAAAGGAAGAAACAAACTTAGTATTCTCTGCAGCAGAGTGAGATTGTTTAGTTCCTACTTTTAAATCTTTAGCAAGTCCCATATAATAATAAACACTACCTTATATTATAACATTAGATGTATTTCTTTTCAACTAACAACTTCGTAATTTCGCTATCATTCTTACCTGCTATTTCATTACCAGTTAGTGTCCAATTTTCAACCTTCTCACCACCTGAATTACCATCTTTAACCACATCATTAGCACCAACGGTAGGAGTATTACCTACAGCATTACCTGCATGGTCTAAGAAACTAGCTGGATATGGGTTATTGGGATTTCCACTACCTTGATTAGTCCTAGTATCTTGTCTTCTAAGATTACCAAAGTAGTATCTATCATAAGCAAATGAAACCGATATTTCTAAGATTTGAGCTGTATCGTAACTAACCGCAACAGGAGTGATATTAACTGGAAATGAATTTAGGAAAGTATAATCTATACTATTACCATGATTCTTATCAAATTTCTTTAAATTTAAAGTATCACACTTATATTCTGAAGGATACTGCATTCTATGATAATATGCTTTTCTATTTCTCATAGTGCCTGATCCACTTGATATAAATTCTTGCCATAGTTCAAAGAATCTAATTACTCTATAATCATCATCAACCATGAAAGTAAATGATGCATCTGTGTATATTCTTGTATGAGCATACTTTTGATTAATACCCATATAGTTACCGTTAACCTGAGCTGTAGCATATGCAGTTCCAGGTAACGATGCACCTTTACACAATAAACCTAGATCTCTGAAAACAAATGCATTATCTATGGTATCATCACTCTTTAACTTAATATAGGTCAACAATTGCCAAGGCATTGCTGGAAATGATAACTCATAATGACTAGTCGTTGCTACTTTTGTAAACAACGGTAGGATATCAGATGTTCTTCTTACTCTTGGTGATCCGTCTCTTGACACAATAAATACCTTTAGAGGTTATAGTACGATGGCTTATTCAGGTAAGTTCAGACCTATTAATATAGAAAAGTATAGAGGGAACCATCTAAACATTATTTATCGTAGTTTGTGGGAACGCAAGTTTATGAAGTACTGTGATAAGAACCCAAACATACTAGAATGGGGTAGTGAAGAGATAATTATCCCATATCGTAGTCCTTTGGATAACCGTATTCACAGGTATTTTCCAGATTTTTATATTAAAGTTCGTGAGAACACTGGTCAGATTAAAAAGTATATTATAGAGGTGAAACCAAAGAAGCAGTGTATAGAACCACAAGTTAAAAAGAGAAAAACTAAAGCATATGTCCGTGAAGTATATGAATATGCTAAGAATCAAGCAAAATGGAAAGCAGCAAAAGAATATTGTCTTGATAGAAGTTTAACTTTTAAAATTTTAACAGAGGATCATTTAGGGGTATGAGTAGATTACAACCTATAGTTGATGAAATGACAGGTCTAGAAGATGCTGATGATCTCATGCTAAAGATTACAGAAGCGTTAACAGATATTGAAATTGTTCCCGAACCAGGAAATTACTATACTTTTATATACAGAGCAAAAACACCCAACATTAGATATGATGAATTTCCTCTAATAGCCTGTACTGAAGTGCAAAGATGGGGATTTAAGGGGTTTAATTATCACTGGGGAACAATGAGAAATTACACTTGGGATGAAGTTTTAGGGCAAATGCATGTGGTTTTATCTAGTGAAATTGCAGATGCTAGGTCTATACCTTATGCTAAATTTAAAATGTCTCTATAAATAAAAAAAATTTAATATATGCCTTATGCTTTCCACTCAATATCGTTTGCGACTTGAAGCAATTTGTAGATCAATAGCAGCAGGAACGGAGGTTCCATTAGAAGATATGATATGGGCAGAGAAGTTATCAAAAGCGAATACATCTGCAAGAGGAATGTTAAGTTCGGCAAGAAGATTAAAAACGGATGATGATTCGACTTTTCTTAAGTACTTGGATATAGGAGACTCGGATCCAAGGAAACACAAAAAGGGTTTCAGTGGGGCAGACGATATAGCAGATTGGTTTAAGAATGATAAAAGATCAGATGATTGGAGACAGAGAGATTGAGGTGTGCCTCTATAAATAAGTAAAAACAGTATATCTCATGCCTCTCGGCTTAATAAAAAAGGGACTAAAGTTTGGTAAAAATGCACTATTTAATGGATTATCCACTCCATCAGGTAGTTCTGATCAAGCAAATAGTTATATACTTAGATATCCATATGATATTATGGATGCTGAGACCGACTACTTTTTAATAGAAGCACTTGAATATAAAGCAGGTGGAACTCCTAATTTTACTAGTGGTGGTGGAGCATTTAATAAACTTAAATCTGCTAAGTCAGAGAGAAATTTCATTCTTCCTGTGCCTAATGGAATAGGATCAAAGAATAATATCGGTTGGCAAGGTGGAAATATGAATGCATTAACAGGAACTGCTGCTGGTGCTGTTGATGATATTATAGATCCAAAAGGTCAAACTGGTGCTGAGAATTTATTTCAAACTTTCAGTGCAGGTGTATCTCAAGCAGGAGACAGTTTAAAGGAGCAAATGACTTCTGTTTCTGATACAAGTCGTATAAAAGCTTTTATAAAAGCAAAAACAGCATCTGCAGTAATAAATGCAGCAGTAGGTAGTAATATTAATGCCAATCAAATAATGGCAAGGCAGTCAGGTCAAATAATAAATCAAAACTTAGAACTACTCTTTAATAGTGTATCATTAAGACCTTTTGGATTTAGATGGGATATATCTCCTAGGGATAAAAAAGAAGCAAAAGTAGTAAAAGAAATGTTTCTGCAGTTAAAAATGCGTTCCTCACCTAAAAGACTCAAAGGTGGTGAAATGGCATTTCTTAGCACTCCTGATGTTTTTAGAATTTCTTATAGAAAAGGAGGTAATGTACATCCTTTCTTAAATAAATTTAAGATATGTGCTTTAACCTCTGTAGGAGTTAACTATACTGGATCTGGTCAGTATTCAACATATGCAGATGGTACACCAGTTCATATGAAATTAGATTTAGCATTTACTGAATTGGAACCAATATACAGAGATGATTATGAAGAATCTTACATCGATTTCTAATGTCAATATCTTACTTTAACCTATTACCTAACTTCAAATACCTTAGTCCACTCAAAGAAGGTGGAAAAAGGGATCAATATATTGAAGTTAAAAATCTTTTTAAAAGAATAAGACTCAAAAGTGAGGTATTTCAGTTTGCTTTGAGTTTTAATGATTATATAATAGATGATGGAGAAAGACCTGATACAATAGCAGAAGGTTTATATGCAAGTGCAAAATATGACTGGGTAGTTTTATTATCTGCCAACATTATTAATGTAGAAGATCAATGGCCAGTACCAGAAGGGAAACTCTGGGATCTTGCTGATGAAAAATATGGTGGAGATCTAAATGCAGTTCATCACTATGAAACTACAGAAGTTAAAAATAGTGATGGTAAATTAATATTACCTGGCAAATTAGTAGTAGATCCAGATTTTACTATCCAAGATCCAAACAATTATACTCAAACAATTAATCCAACTGTTGCTGTAAGTAACTGGTTAGTAGAGACAAGAAAAAACAATGAAAAACGAGCGATCAGGGTAGTCAAAAGAGAATACCTCAACACACTCGTTAATGATACTAAAAATATATTACAATATCAGAATTCTTCGCAATATAAGAGAAACACTGGTAAAGTTGCTACTAATAATCTTGTTTAAAGTAGAGCGTCTAAGTCAGAAACTGTAGTCGCTGCTGTAATACTTGAATAAGGAACTGCAGGGTTAGATTTAAGTGATGCAGACTCTCCCTTCATGTCTGCTATAGTCTGTATATCTGCGTTTTCTTTTGCTATAGATATAAATTTTGCTTCCAATTCTTGTTGGCATAAAGTTTTAGCAGATGCCATATCTACTTCAACTGCCTTTGAACTATGGTTATATTTCCAAGCATTTCTCCAATACTTTGAAGGTAAGGAACTATTATCTACCAATGAATATTCACTAGCACTAATATCTTTTGCGATAATGTCTTCGTCAGACAAAACGCATTGCTCTGATGGAATAACTACACGACAAAAACCATCAGATCCATTGTAGACAATGACCTTATCTCTTGCCATGATTAGTCAGTTAGAGTAGATGGTACTATACTTGTTGCGTCTGGAAATAATTGCAGAACTCTAGCTCTTGCCTTTGTATCGTCCTCTGCATACATTTCTACTTTTCTAGTGTCAGAACCTACATTAAAGGTTACTGCATACCTATTTGCTGAATAAGCCATTAAATTAATCGTTAAAACAAAAAAGGAGAGGTTGTCCTCTCCTTTATTTATATCTTATTCTTCAGCTAAACGCTGGAAGTATGAAAGTGCGTCATCGCCCTCATCAGATTCACTAAATGTAGTGGCTACCTCTTCTTCGGGTCTTGGTGGCAATTCCTCAGATGCAACTTCTTCGTCAAATGCTTGACTTACAGTTGATTTTTTATTACCAAGGACATAATCAAACCTCTTTTTCAGTTCGTCATAAGTTTTGAACTGAGAGGCATCGGTAATCTCAGCGAGTGAGTATTCCTTCTTCCATATATCTTCCAATGCTTTATCATCATCGAGAAGAGGAGAGACAGCAGCGAATTCAGAACTATCATAGTTCCAGTATCCTGCTACTTTCTTGATCTTAACTTTGAAGTTAGCACCTTGCCAGAAGTCAAAAGGATTGATTGGGGATTCATCCTCAAACTCAGGTTGCATTGCTGCCATTATCTTATCGAAGATCTTCTTACCAAACTTATAAAGGAAAACTTTTCCCTCGTTATCTGGGTTGGAAGGATCTTTCACAACATAGATGTTAGTATAATATGATAACTTACGCTTTTGGTTACGGGCAATTTGCTTGTTAGCGTCAGTACCAGAATTCCATAATTCAGTATTGTATTCTGAAACAGGATCTTTACCACCAACAGTGGTTAAAGAATTTTCAATGTACCATCCACCTGGACCTTGGAATGCATGTGAATACAGTTTTGCCCAAGGAAGGTCTTCCTTATCTGGTGCAGGAAGAAAACGAATAACTGCGTAACCGTTACCTGCTTTGTCAACTTCTGGTTTCCAAAGACGGTCATCGGCACCGTTACCTGTTTTGTTGGTCTTCTCGACTTCTTTAACAAGCTTTGCTGTTAGAGAACCGAGTGATGATTGCTTTTTAAGTGATGCAAAAGACATAGATTTGGCTTTTTATTAGATTTGGCTTTTGTACTGGTCTATTATAGGGCGACAGTGCTCCCATGTCAACTAAAATTCTTGCGAAGGTTTGCTAGAGTATCCTGCATGTTTTTAAACAAGAGGTCAGGATTAACATCTTTAGGAAAACCTACTAATTGTGCAGATTGATGAATTTGTTCCATCATATCCTTAGCACGAGGATCATCAGATAGTTTCAATCTCATGTAAAAATTTCTTTGCTTATCCAAAAGAGTTTCTAATTGGTCAACATGTTCCATCTTCTCTTTATGAGACAATCTCTCAAATGCAAAGATCTTTGAATAGATCTCTTCTTGCATTCTATTGATCTCAGTTATAGATTCTTGAACTTGCTCTGATGCAAAGAAATCAGACATAATACTAGTATTTATAAGGGTAATTTAGCACGAGTGGTCTTTTTCATGAAATTAAGATTAATTGCATCTGCCTTTAATTTCTCCTTTAGGGGTTTAGAAATTAACTTAGTAACAGAGTCAACTTCAATGCTATTTTTCTCACAAAACAGAACTATAGCATCGATATAATTTACTCTTTCTTCTAGCACAAGTTTCTCTACTTCAAGAGAAAACTTAGCAGCATTCATGAATTTTTTATCTAATGCTTTGGTTAATTCATTTTCCATTTAATTCTATTTGAAAGTCTAAAAAGTTTCTAATGTAATGTACAAGTAATTTCATATATTTCTTCTTATTACGCTCTTCATATACTTTACAAGTGCCATCTTCACATGCCATTATTATAACAAGTTTCTTAGCAATTGTGCCAGTTTGTTCATAGTACATAGCAGCATATGCCATTGCTTGAACAAAGTAACCTTCAATCCATTTTCTTGGTTTAGGTGCTTTAGAAGTTTTAAAGTCAATAACTGCTAATTCACCCTCATGTTCTGCTATACAATCAACTGTACCTGCAACACCTAATTCTTTACTAAAGAGAGAACCTTCTAATGCATGAATATTATCAATTTTATTCAGTTCTGGTTTTGCTATTTTGAACAGAAATTCTGGTAGTGGTGGAACATCTGGAAGTTCTTCATTAAGAAGATAGTGCTCGGTAAGAGTATGCATGTCAGTACCACGAGATGTTGCTTTCGCAGTAATTTCATTAGCTTTTTCTTCACCAATCTTTTTTCTCCAAGAAGCAAACTTTGCTCTATTATAAAAAGAAGTTACTGAAGTAATAGAAACTAACTTTAGTAGTTCATCATTATCAGGAACTTGATAATATCGAACACCATCAACAGTTTCTCTCTCCAGTGGAGGAAGGATTACAGGTACATGATTAAACATTACATATTAAGTGCTAATTTAGTCTTCAAATATTCCTTACAGAGTCCAGAGCGAACAATGTCATCAACATCAAATTCAATCATAGAGAAAGATTCCATTTGTTCAAGGATTTTCATGAAATCAAGGATTCCATTCTTTTCATTCTGTTTTATAAGGTCAGTTTGTGCAGCGTCACCGCAGAAATGAATTCTACAGTTTTCACCCACTCTTGTTATTATACTATCTAATTCATGAAAATTCAAGTTTTGGCATTCATCTATTATGATGATAGCATCATCAAATGTAGTTCCTCTTAGAAATGAGGTAGACCAGAACGAGACAGTTTCTTGTTGCTTAAGATTAGCATATAACATTTCAAAATCTTGATCTGTAGGCATCTCAAACATATACTTTACCATATTCTTATAAGGAATCTGATAAAGGAATGATT